GTTCCATGTGATGGTGCCTGTTTTTGCCAGTGAAATGCTTGATTCTATCGTGCCGTCATCAATCGTGCCGACAGACGCCCAATCGTTTCCGTTCCAATATTTTACCGTTAAAGAGGTTCCCGCTGTTGAGTTTTCTTTACCGGCAACAAATGATATTGTAACCCCCGATTGCCTTTCGATAAATCCGCATATGAAATAATCGACGCCGTTTGCCGCCATTGAATCTAAAGACACATACGTTCCGGAATCGGTTGAAACATACGTGTTTTCCCTCACGTTTAAAGTTCCTTCGGAATATGTCGAATTATCGTAAAGTTGAAAAGAATCTATTAATACCGGAACACCGTCCCAAATGTCTTTTATGTGCTGGAACGGCGCACTTACCGTCAGGTGAGTTATAGAAGTGTTTGCGCTGCAAGCGGATACATAAACCTTGTACCAGTACAAAATTGTGCTGTTTAGATATTTTGTTTTTGCGGTTCCGGTTGTCGAATCGAACGTGACGGTTCCCGTTTGCGCTAAACTTGGCCCCGTATCCGTATTGTCCGTTAGATTTGAAACAGCCGACCAAACCGTACCAGACCAATAAAAAACCGTCATAAAACTTGAAGACGTGTTGGGGGTTCCCACATAAACCTTAAATCCGTCTATCGGCCTTACAGATCCGATATAAAAATAAATGGCGGTTGTACTGTCGGTATATTCAGTTACCGGCTGATCGAAATCTGAGGTGTGCCTTGCAGAGTCGGATATTCGGTACTCATCCATTTTGCCTTCAAAATAAGTCGTCCCGTCATAACCTATTTGAACAAGTCCCGTATAATTTGCTGCTCTTGCGGCATCGGACGTATGCGCCTTTAAAGTGCCGTTAATAAAAATGTACCAATCATTTTCGTTTTCCACGATTTCTATGTGGTAATAACCTCCATACGAAATTACCCCCGATACTGTTTCAAAATCAGTCGCACCTGAAAACTGTTTTGTGCCGCCTGCCTTTATCCTAACCAGAACCTTACCGGCAGTTGTGACCATTAAATTTATAGAATCATCGTCATTGATCGTATTTTGATAATAAAAAGAATAATCAGCCGAAAGATCGTCACAATGTATGTAAGCGTCTATTGTAAAAACACCGCCTGAAAAATCGAAATCCGCATCGTCCGGAACGGTTAAATAAGCGTTTGTCGTAAACACCGCCCAATGACTTCCCAAACAACCTGATGCGCTGAAAGTCACGTTATTGTTTGTTACCGTGTGGGCGGTTGTCGGGCTGCTGTCAACAACATCGTTGTTAAGATGCAACAACAGCATCGTATTGGCGTCTATACCGTTTCCGGTGGAATTTAAAATAGCAGAATTTGTAGCGTCTGTTTTCGTGTTTTGGATTTTTTGGGTGTAGTCGTATTCGAAGCTTCCACCCGGATCGAAATTAACGAACCCGGAACATTTTCTCTCAGCCCCGCCCCATATGCAGGATTCAGCCCCATTGCAATATGCGACATCACCGTCAGGCGCGTATGACCATCTTCCGGCACTAGATCCCGAAGGCGTGTATAAAGACGTTGCGCTGAAGTTTCCCGCACTTGGAACGGCGGTTGTGTTGTCGAGTATCCTCGATGCGCTTAACGCCGTATCATAAGCCTCCACTAAAACGTGAGATTCCGATGGCTGGTCTTTTACAAAATGAATGCCGCTTCTAACCTTAAAATAAGTGGAATCAATGACAGACGAAGTGATTTTGGTCATCCCGCCAATACCCTTAATTCTGCCGCCATAATACCTTAAATTTGTAAGCGTCTGGTAATTATGACCGATAATAGACGGATCAACCGATGTTATGAGTTTTCCGTCTAGCGGTATTTCATGTTTTCTTAACTTTTCGTCAGCCATTTATTGTCGCTTTTTTAAATTTACCTTCATAACATTGGACCGCAACCCCTGATTAACGCTGTGTCCTCTTTCGCGCACATCTCTTTCCCAAAATTTATAATACATATCCCCAAAATTAGGTTCGCGGTCACGGTATTTATATTTCCATGCGGCATACCCGACCAGCATTTGCGGATTTATAAAGGCATATACACCATAATCCGAATAAACCGGGCTTGGCCTTGCGACATATTTAAGGGTTATGGTGTGTCCTGCGGTTGACGGAGCAGGGTCTAAAATCAATTGATATCTCGCCTGGGGCTGAATTACATAAGCGTCTGCCGAAGACCAGTCATCGTTTGTTCCGCCAAACAAAGCGGTCACAATCGCTGTTGTAGAAGTTTTGGAGAGCACAACACCGTCTGAGCCGTCAGTTGTGTTGTGTATTATCGATCCGGCCTCGACATTTGTAAAATCCGCAGCAGAGTCCGTTAATGTGCATTGCCCTCCGGTTGCGGCTCCTGCGCTTGTGGCGGTTCCGGTTAGTTGGGTCGGCAGATCAGCGTCTATAATAGAAAAATGGCTCGGCACCGATACGGAGTCGCTGTTGTTTTCGTGATAAATGTCTTCGTATTCCCGCCATGTCAAAAAATGATCGTTTGACCCGTCATTGTATTTTAAGTAAAAATTATTATCGGAGTTTTTTAAATACAGCCTTAAAAAATTTGGGTTTATATTGTAGTCCGAATCTTCGGCAACTGTCGTAATTGTTTGGGTGTCTTTCAGGCATCCGGTTCTATCGACATATTCCAAAGCAGCATCGTAAAGCCAATCATATGTCGTTTGATTATCAAGCCAACCACCCCCGGATTGCTCGTTTAAAATTTGGCGCAACCTTCTTAGAAGATCTTTTCCGTCACTCATCTTATGGTTTTTCCTTCTAATATTGCTTTTGTGAGCGCTTCCATCGTTTTATAGGCTTCTCCACCGCCGTCACGCCTTAACCGTTCGGTGGACGTGTTTTCTCCAAGGGCCGCGCCTAAAATCCGGTAGCACTTGTTGGCTTCATCACCTGAGATTTTACCGGCAACAGGTTTTACCATACATGCCTTTGCAATTTCAGGGCTGATGGAAATGTGTTTTTCTTTCATGCGCCTTAACTCATCATGGGCGTTTACCAGACCATCGTTCATTTCTTTTCTGGTCGGCAAAGTTTCGCTGATTCTTTCCGCAAGCTTTTTATAGGCGCTGTAGCATTTGTCTTTTTGGGTTCCTGTCAAAACGGGTTTTCCATCTTTGATTTTATCAAGACGCTCCTGTTCCATCCTGATTTCTTCTTTCATCGAATAGATTTGTTCTTGCGGAATAATACCCATTTCAATTTGACGCCGTTTGCGCCCGATGGCCTCTTCCATTTCATCAATGTGGACATCCAAACACCATGATGGTATGTCACTTATTCTTCCACCTTTTTCGTTTAAATCGACTTCACCGAAAAAACGAATTTTTCCTTCTTCTTCCATAGATTTCTCCTATTGCGATAACACCAGTTAACGCCAATGATAGGGGCCGAAGCCCCTTTGTTTATGCGTCACAAATACAAGGGCCGACAGGAACGATTCTGCCCGTTGGATGAACAAAGCAAAACCAATAGCTGTCTGCCGCTGCCGTTAGTGTCAAACCCAAAAGACCGGCTGCTGTAGTGACATAATTCCAATAACTTAAAACACCCGTATCAACAAGTGTTATAACGCCATTTGTCAATACCGCAAGGCTCGTATCGGCAACGTCCACCGTCAAGCCGGTTGCAACCTCGCTGATGTAAAATGTACCCGCTACGGGTGTTGCCATAATCGTACCGGCAGCATCATGAAACGACATTTGAATAGCGCACGTTCCAGACCCGCCCGTTTCGGAAATAAGGGTGATTGACGACCACATATTGTCCACAAGGTTTAGCTCTGCGGCTGTTGATGTAATCGCCGTTTCTCCGATCTCAAATCCGGCAGTTGACCGTATCGGTCCTGAAAAAGTTGTTCTTCCCATTTTATTTTCCTTTCCTACCAGTGGTTAGACCACCAGGGAGGGTTTCCCCTCCCCAGCAGGGTTATTAGTTATTTGCCAAAAATAAATTGTCTATAAATTTATCCCAAGCTTTAAATTGTTTCTTTTTAATATAATATTTTCGTTTGTTTGCCTTTACACGTTCTGGATTATTTTTTTTCCATCTTCTAACTCGTTCCCGATTCTTTTCGGCAGTAGAAGCAGTTCTGCATTTTCTAGAACAATATTTTGCTCTGTGCGCTCTAACCGAAAATTCAACTCCACAAACTTCGCAAGTTAAAGTTTTTAAAGGGATGCGAGCTTCACCAAGTTTGTGTTCTTTGGCATGGCAACTTCTACACAACAACTTTTGCTTTTTATGGTCTTTGTTATCAAATGTCGTATGATGAGCAACAATCTCAAATCTGTTGCCAATCTTTCCACATTTAGAACAAACTCTACCATTTTCTGAAATAAGTTTTTCGCGCTGTTTACCATGCCTTGTTTTGTCTTTGCTACTACGATTTGCACAGACTTTTGAACAAAAGATATGTTTTCTACGCTTTGGTTCAAATTCTGTACCACACTGCACACATTTACGATTTTCAAAATTTCCTTCTACTAAGATTTTCATAGTACCATCCTCCATATTTAGGGTTTGGAAGATGGTACTATGTTTTTAAGTTTATGTCAACGATCAACTAATAATCGCCACGTAAACACTTGATTATGCTACTTCTGAGCCGTAAATCCACCTCCAATCCTTAAATCCGTATCCCCATCGTGAATAAATGGAGTGCTTGACGCCAAAGGTGTCAAAATCAACCTGGGTGTTGGTTTCCTGAGAAATTCTGTCGATCCAGATGAGAAATTTTTTCATCAGATCGTTATTTACAAGAAACCAGTTGGTGGTGTCGTAATCGTCCAGACGCATATAGCGCATAACGCGATACCGGCCATATTGCGGGTTGACGTTTCCATCTCCCGTATCAAGGGATTTTACAGTTCCAACAATTTCCTCCGCTCTGTCACCAAGGGCGTCAGGAACGATAAGCGTAAAGTTATCGCTCATTTCGATTCGCTCCGACATGGAATCCCTGAATCTCCGCATGGCAAGCCAAGCAGAGGCCAGTGATGTCGGTGCAAGGGCGGTTGTGCCTTTGTTGTCAAATCCGGTGGTCGTGGACGTGCCGGATTTTGTGGTATGAGAGTCGTTGCACAGGCTCAGGTTTTCCTCTGATTGCATGAAGTCAAACGCTGCGGAAAAAGCGTAATTAAACGCACGTGCTCTGTATTTTTCCTGTGTTCTGACGTTTGCCTTTACCAGCTCCCGCGCATGGTCTCTTAATACCGGCCATTGGTTGTCGTCTACAAACTTGCGCTCTGTTAAAACACCCGCTGCAAATTCTTTCGGGGCGATTTTAACGTGATAACCGGGCGCTCGTCCGAGATAAGAAAGTTTCCCGTTAAACAGTGGAATATCCGGCAGGCCGGAAACTCCGTAAAATTCAGTGGTTGCTTCGTCCGTACTCAGAACGCGATACAAGGATTTTCCCTGTTGGGGCAAATCGTTATATTCACTTTCCGAAACCTCAAACATATCTTTTTTCAGAAGGCGAACGAAGGCAGCGCTTGTTAATGGGCTTACTAATGCCATGAGTCACCTCCTATGCTCTTGTAGCGCAGAAGTTGTCAGCCGTGAACGTAAATTCCACATACTGATTTCCTGCGGTTGAAAGGTCAAGCCGACGAACATCAATGATAAAATAATCGGATGTTAATGCGGCATTAGCGTCAATAAACACACCGGTTGCGTCAGTTTGCATATGCGCTATGCCATAGGGCCGCAATCCGTTTATAACGACACACGAATCACCTATCGCAACATCGGCTGGCATGGCATGAAGCCATGTGTGGGCCGTTGTGCTGGTAGATGTTAGAGTACGATAAACACCCCTGTTGGCTCCGGTTCTAACATAAATGGTGCTGAAATTAGGTACTGTTGCCACCGTAGTAGCGGCAGTTGTGCAGCCTATACCGTCACCACCTGAAGCCACCGTACAAGCAACAGCGGCGAGATCCGTTCCCAAAGTAGTGTCCCAAATGGGAGCACGAATAACCGTATGGGGGCTGATGCGATGCACCAAAACCTTCGCCAGCCTATCGCCAATGGGATCTTCGCCTTCTACGGGTTGATATTGTGCCGTAGATCCGTATGTAGCACCGGCGGCAACTTGAGTGATGTACTGACCGCCTGAATCTGCAACGTCACTACCGGACACGTTGTTATTGCCGACCACCACACCTAACGGGACATCCTTGTTTGTGGTGTTATTATGACCTGCCGCAACCGGCAATGGAATAACACCTTCAAGCGGAGTTGTGGTATCAACCGATACAAGCGCTCCCGTATAGATTTTAGTGGCGGCTAAAACAGGCATCCATTGCAGTTGTTCTGCATTAAAATGGACAATTTGCATTGTTTTTTCCTCCAAAAGTTTAAATTAATAATCTCCACGCCAATTTGTGCTGCCGCAATTAGGGCAACCTCTTGTTACATTGGACGTAAAGTTGTGCCATACCTGAATCGGGTTTCCATCCGCTCCTATTTTAGCCGCAACGTGATAATGACCTATGCAACCACCCAAAACAGCTTGATTGGAGGTATTGCCACCGATGTCGTTTACAACCGGAGTCAAGGCGTCTAAATGTTTATCCCCGCCTTTTGTTGTGGAATCTCCCAACGAATCCCTGTCTTTGTCGCACACAAAATGACAATCCCAGCAACGATAATATTTACCCTCATCCTCTCCCTTGCCGAACACCGGCATGGTCCGAGATCGTTTTTTTGGCAGTATTTTACGCGCTCTTGTATAGACAGGCATTATTTAGCCAACGATTTGTGTAGATTCGTTGCCTTCTCCGCACCGTCCTCACGATTGACATAATCCAGATATGACTGAGTAGCGGCATCAAGCTTGGGCAAAGCTATTTCCCTATCAGGCACTTTTTGTTTCGTGACGGTGCCAATACCCTTTTGCGGCTTGTTGCCGTCTAAAGGGTTTGTTTTAAATTGGTTTTTTAAATATCTTATTTGACATTCCTTGAAGTTCATAGCGGCATCAAATGTTCCGTTGTCTGACGGATCGTATTTCATGTTTTCAGCTTCCTTCATAATCGCTGCGTAATCTTCGTCAGGCAAATCTTTTGCCAGTTCCGCCCATTTCATGCCGTAATCTTTGCTGTATTGCTTTGACAGTTTTTGCTCAGCTTCTTTCCCGGCTCTATCGAGTCTTTCCGCTTCTTTTCGGGCGATTTCTCTTGCCTGCTTTTTTGTAATAGGAACATCATCATCTTCATCATCTTCATCGGGCTTCTCGCGTGTTTGAAGTTGTTCGATTAATCTGTCAAGCTGGTCGGATCTTTCAGCGTCCCTTTGATCAAATTCGTCTAACCGCCTGTGAAGCGCAGCAAGCGTCCTGCCAAGCCGTGACCTTTCTTTTTGATCAACCGGAAGACCGTCTGAATCTTCTTTTGCCTCTAATTGTTCAATTTTTTCTTCTACCTCTTTGATTTCATCTGAAATCTCTGATTTTTCTTCTTCTGTTTCCTGACCTGCAACCGCAGCGGCAGCGGCTTGTGACAGAAGATCGTCTTTGACATCCTCTGAAGCGGCTTCGCTCTTTTTGGTTTCATTAGCCATGTTTAAGATCCTTTCTTTAGTTGTCTTATTTTGTCTGTTTTTTCAAAAAAATTACTTATAATTTCATTCCATCTGTCAACAATTCTAAGATACGCCCTTAACTCCGCTTTATCGCTTTCTTCGTTTTCAGACTTTTCGTACAAAACATTATAAAAAAGATTTTCCGCCTGTTTTAAAGCGTCTTTGTATATTTCTTGACCCACAGGGCTTTTTATCGCGTTAACAAACTGATGATCCCTTGACATGACGGACAAAAACGTATCCGCCTGCTTTTTGTTCATTTTTTTTGCCAAAATATCCAGCGTGGCAATTGTGTCTTTAGAATACTCCATTAACCTATCTCAGCAATTACAAGCCTTGCATAACCTCGATATAAATCTTCTTGTGTTTCAAAAATTTTTTGATGTTCTATTTCAGGTTTAAATCTCCAAATAAGCATGTAATTTTTTTTATTGTGATTTTGCGGTATAATAGATTTTTCATATTTAA